TAGCTCAGTGGATTTGGGATAACTTTGACTTGTGTAGTGGTATTAGTTTGTTGCCTGTAAGTGAACATACGTATCAGCAAGCTCCTTATGAGGACATCAATGCTGAACAATATGAAGAACTACTAGCATCAATGCCGAAAGATATTAACTGGAATGACCTGCAATACTTTGAGCAGGAAGATAACACCACCGGCTCGCAGGAGTTAGCGTGTACCGGCGGTGCTTGTGAGATAGTGTAGTAAACTTGGGGGTCATTGCGACCCCCTTTTTTTATCTTCTGTCTTGACGTTCGTTATAGTTTTCAGCTCCACCAAGGAACCAGTTGTACACAAGCGGCCCGACTATAGGAACGGCACGGACGGCCTTACTTACATCGGGGTCATCTTCAAACACTTCCTCACCCAAAGTTAAAGCCGCGTCAATGATTGGTGTAGCCGGTGCTATCTGATTAAACACAGCACCTTTCCAATCTCCGTTTGACCAGTACTTATCGACAGTGTATTGGTTCATCCCGTAGACACCAAGCAAAGACCACATCGCTCTATCGGGGATGTCTTCTACTTTAACTTCCCTTCCCAATACCAAGTCTTTAGCTATTTGAGTTCCCGTGTTAGCAACTGAAAGATAGGCCGCTAACAACGTAGCGTTCTTAATAGCTTCCTTCTTATTTCCTTTAGCATATTCCTGCACTACATTCCTACGTACAATATCAATCTGCTTCAAAGTAAAAGACTTCAACATATAAAGAATACGATGATTAGGGTTGTCTAGATAAGGCTGTGGAAACTCACTTAACGAGATAGGCTGTGCGTCGGATAACTCATTGAACAAGAACTGTCTAACTGTGGCTGACCTGTTACCTTCCTCTAAGTCTTTAAGCAATGCTTTAGTTTCATCACCATAAGTATTACCAAACTTTTTAAGTAACCTCTCTCGTCCCTTCGCTGTCTTAGCTAACTTACTAGCGTTCTTATAGGCGGCATTGATAATAGTTTCCTTACCTAACCTATCCATAGCCTTAAAGCCTGAAAGACCCATCAGCTTGTTCAATGCTTTTGCAGTACCTCTCGCGCTTACTTCAGACAGTTCTTTTGAAACTTCATTAATAGCTAAGTCAGTCAGCTTCCAGTCCTTTGTCTTAAACAAAGACCCGATTGTGTTTCTAAAACCATGCAAGGCTCCTGAAGTACCTAAGTCACCTAACTGAGTAAGAGCAGAGATAGGATTAGCAATAGTACCCATGTATCCTAAGTCTCTTATCGTAGCGTTGACTGAGTTAGGGGACTGCTCACCACCCATAAAGCGGCTCTTCAGCATCTCAATAAGTTCAACCTCATCTTCCTGACGAAGACGACCGGCTTTAGTTTCTGCCTGCACGTAGTTACCAATAGAGTTGTCCATGTCAACCAGACCTGTCTCACTATTGTTAATCTTATACTTACCTAAGAACTTACGCTTCTCTAAATCATTAACGGCTCTTCGTAGGTAGATAGCTAAAGACTCTTCAGGTGACGCATAGTACTGCATCTGGTCGTCAGACAGAGTTAGCTTACGGTTACGTACAAACGCAGGCTTACCATCCTTAGGAGCAAAGCTATAGCCACGTACTAGCTTGTCAATTATCTCAGCGTTCTCCTCATCAGTAATCATATCAACAGATATTTTCTTTTGTGCCGCATACTGACGCTGTGCCTTACCAATCAAACCTTTCTGTTCTACACCTAAACTATCCTGTAATCCCTTAAGGTCTTTAACTAAGCGAGGGAAGTAGTTGTCAATCTTCTGGAAGCTATGACCTGACTCCAGTAAGTCGTCACCTAGTTTACTTAACATAGGTAAGACACTCATATCGAACTCATCAGCCAAACCACGACCCATCAGGTCTCTTGCCGCGTCGAAGTCTTCGTTGTACAGGAGACGTGCGACTTGAGTGCGTGTTGCTTCAGGAAGCTTCGTTAGACCTTTAACAAAACCTTCAGCGTTCTCCATAACTTCTTGAGTTCGTAGGTTAGTATCTAGTTCAAACTTACGTACTCTACCAAACACAGCCTCATTCATTGCCTTGATACGAGTACTAAGGACACCTAATACTCTGTCAACACCGCTGTTAGTAAACCTACCTACAGCCGAATCATTAACTATAGTTTCTTCTAGTTGTTTATCAGCAATCTTCTGTGGAGAGATTTCTAGTTTTACATTCAGTCGCTTCTGTGCGGCTCCTAGTCTATTAAGGTCAACACCCGCTTCCTCAAGAATAGCTGTAGGATTAAAAGGGTTCTTACCTTCACGTATTCCTCTATCTACTATTATCTGAGCATTCCTTACTGTCTTCTTAGCGCCTCTGTCACCAAGCACTTTAGCACCTTTGACAAACGCACCACTAAGAACACCACCGGCAAGGGCAGATACCCCTGCTTTAGCTAAGTCCACCTCACCTTCCTCTGAATATACAAAGTCATCAGCCACACTACCAAAGCCTGCAATAGCAGTACCTAACATAATACCGCCTTTGACTGTACTTGCCGCAGGGATAAGATTGATAGGGTCAATTACAGCTTTAGAGACAGCACCAACCATAGCACCTGTAGACTCAGGGTCATAGCTAAACATCGGGCCAGATAACCTCTGAACCATACGCTCCTTCCTACGCTTAACAGCTAAACGTCTTTCATTGAAAGGTAACTTACTAATGTCCTCACCGTACTTGTCTTCAACTGTAATCAAGTCTTCTGGACTACCACCTGTGTATCCAACAGGAGCAGAGTAAGCCATAGCGTACTCAGGTATAGGAGCCAAGGCTTCCATGAATGACTTAGCGTTGTTTATATAGTTAGGGTTCTTAATAAACTCATGGATAGCTTGTCTAGTTTGGTTTGACTTACCTCTTGACAGGAATTGTTTCTCACCATCTTTGATAATAATTAAGTCACCTACTTCAGCGCCAGTGTTCTGAAGGGTGGGTGACCCATCAATGTCTTCCTGTGATATTACACGGTCAATCTCAATCTCATCTTCGTCTTTAGAAAATATACGTACAAGCTCACCGTCTTTAAAACGGTCACCAGATTGGACACCTAGTTTCTGTAGTGTAGGACTACTATAGATGTCATCAAGAGTTATCGTATAGCCGACTTCCTTTAGTCTCTGATCAGCAAAGGCTTGTTGTACCGCAAGCTCTGCTTCCTCTTGTTCTCTAAGGCGGTCAGGCAAAGACTCTCGTCTAGCCTTTCGACTAGAGAGAGGTTGCTTTTGTGTTTCTTCAATTACTTCAGACTCTGTGGCGGAAACAAGGGCGCTGTTTTCTGGAGCTTCAGTTTGAAACGTTGCTTCTAAATAACTTTTAACCTTAGGATTGTCACGGGTTGCACTGATTGCACTACGGTAGTTATCTTTATTTATTAAACCCGTCGCAACGTTCTCTTTCAATGTTTCCATCATGTTTTGATTTAGATCAGCAACTCTAGAGTCTGCCATGCTTAAGCTCCTTTAGTTCCTTTAGTTCCAGAAAACATATCACTAGACCCTTCTTCTGGTTCAGGAACATTACCGCCGGTCTCTTGTCTTCTATTCTTACGACTACCGACACCGCCGACACTCCCGTCACCACCCGTAGGAAGGTCAAGAGCTTCTACAGCTTCAATAGCTTGAGTCAGGGCATCTTCGGTAGACAGCTTACCACGAGCCATTAGCTCCTTAGCTTTAAAGTAAATAGCCTGTTTAGTAGAGCTGCTTAGCGTCTTCCAAATCCACCCCTTTTTTAACTTTTTTATTTTACTTTTAAACTCCGCTGTCTCAAGGATACGGTCAAAGGCTTCTGCTTCCTCAGGTGTCGCAGGCTTAACAAGCGCATTAGAAGAACCGAAAAGAATTGAACCTGCTCTTTCTAAGGTTATCCCACCTGTTTCAATTGACTTAGCAAGCGCTTCGTTACCGTTCTCTCTGGCTTGTTGAGCAAAAAGCGCACGAGACACGCCTTGTTGCGCAAGTACTGCATCTTCTTGGTCAAGGGTACGTTCAGTCGCAGCTTTATTCATCTGAAAAGTTTCTTCAGTTATTTCCATTGTTCTTGCAGCCCTGTCTTCCGTGACAGCCGCTTGCTTCATAGCCTCAATTTGAGCAGCCGTCTTAGCAGCACCAGCGAGGTCACCAGTACCTTGTTGTATCTTAGCCAATGTAGCTAGGTCTGCTTCTTTGGTTAAGTCCAGACCAGCCAGAGCTTGACCCATACGTGCTTGAGGCGAAGGGACACCACCGCGCGCAAGGCTACCTAAGCTACCCTGAAGTCGTTGTGCTTGTTGCTGTCCAAACATACCACGGAAACCGGGAGTACCAGCTACAGGCTGTTGTGTTGGAGTAATCTCCGTGAGCATTCTCATTAAATCTTTAGCCATTAGTTATTCTCCTTAGTCAAACAATCCGCCGATGAAACCACCTATTGCATCTCCAATAGGCCCGCCTAGTAAACCGTCGTCCCCCTCTGCAATAGAGGGGTCTTTTAAAACGCCAGCCACTAACTGCTCTTGTAGTGTAGCTTCTCGACCTAACAAACTATCAAGCAAGGAACGCTGCTGTTGTAGTCTCAACTGGTTTGCCATGTCTTCAGCCTGTGTACGGGCTTCAACACCACCTAAACCTAACTGAGCTTGGTACTGTGCGCCAGTTCTACGACCTACGTCGGCAAACCCTGCGGGAGTAGCTGCGGCACCGAAGAGTCCGAGAGCCTGTTGTTGTGGCATATAACCAGCACCTAACAAACCAGTAGCTCCTGCAAGTGATTGCTGCTGTTCAGCTAATGCTTGTTGTCTAGCACCTAAACTAGCTCTTGACATAGCTTCCTGTCGTGCAGTCTCCTGTGCCAGTAACTCAGGAGAAGCACCACCATAAGCAGCGGAGGAAAGACCTAAGCGACCTTGGGATAGCATACGCTCTTCTAAAGCTAGACGCTGACGTTCCTCTTCAGGACGCTGTGTAGCTCGAATCTGTTCAAAGATAGCAGCTTGCTGTGCCGCAGGGTCTTGCCCTACCTGACCAAACAAACCCGCTGCTTGTCCCATTAGCTGGCTTTGTAGAGCCTGCTGCTCAGGAGACAAACCAACGGTTAAACCCCCTTCAGGTGTTGCTGAAACATCAGCTAAAGTACCTGTGACTGTGTAGGGTTTAAACTGAGTAGCTTCCCCTACCTGTCCTGCAAGTCCTGTAAGGGCTGCCTGCTGCTCACGACCTAGTTGTTGAACGTCTTGGATGTTCTCACGTCCTAGATAGTAATCAGCGGCACCTCTAGCTACATCTGTAAAACCGCTACCTAATCCTAATAAACCGTCACTCATTATATAAGTCTCCCCAATAGAGCATGTATGTCAATTTTTTGAATAGAGAACTGAGCATCGTTAATCTCAGCTTCAAGGCCAATCGTCACTACCTCACCGCTACCACTGGTGTTTACCTTCGGAGTGTTGATAAGAATAGATGAAGTGTATTCACCAGTAGTGTTGTACTCAGCAATGCCGTACTCGGCTAGAGTTCCTGTACCAAAGATAAATGCTTGTTTGGTATAATTTTGCGCATAGTCATAACCCCAGTTAAGAGTTGTGGGCGTGCTTTGACCACCGATAATAGTTAAGTTAAACTTCTTCAAAAACTTTAGGTTGGACGTATTGCCAAAGTCCAAAGGATTACTAAAGTAACGCATCTCGTACTTCTCAGTCCCGTCTAAGTACCCACTGTACTTTACAATACCGCTGTCTTTACCTATCAAAATAGTGCCGTCTTCAAGAACATTAAACGACAAAGGGTAGAGGCTTGACCAAGTAGTAGCTCGCTGAGAACCATCCTCTAGTGGTGTTCTCATATCAAAACAATATGCAGTGTTGCTGTCAGGAAGTGTCAACACATAGAAAGCATTGTCAGAACTATACACAGACTTTATAGGATTACTTTGTAAAACTACTAATGACATTAAATCAGTACGTACATTCTTACTGATGTCGCGCATAGGTAGGGACTTTTCTTGTATAACCCTTTCGAAACTACGTACACCTGAATTAGACAAAAAGAGAATGTCTTTGCCTGTGTGCTGTACTGAGTCACGAGCGATACAACCAACGCCCTCTACAGTGTCTACAAGGGTCATAGAGGCCGGAGAAGTAGCACCGGAGTACACCAGTATAGACTTCTTGCCAAAGATGATTAGAAAGCCATTGTGAGCTGCTAAGGCTGTTATCTCATCAAAGCCCGTAGGCCATACAGTCGTGACGTCTAACGAACCTGAAGTACCGCCTGACCAGTGATGTCCATTTAACAAATCAGACCAGTATACTGTGTGCTTATTACCAGTAACATCAGCCGCCCAAAGTCTACCGTAAGCTGCTAAAACTTCATTAGCCTCTGGTGGATTACCTGTCGCGTGTGTGTGTGCTGAGTGTTCTTCCAATACAAAAGAACCCTCGTGGTCGCTGCCAAGCACGTACTCATGGTCTCGTTGGAACAAATACACATGGTCGTTTAGAGTCACAACTTTCCAGTTGTTAGCTGTGGGAGTGTAACCTGCGGGTGTCGCGTCCGTTAGTGTTGTAGTCCCTGTGAATATTTTGTTGTTACCTGCTGACAGTATATATTTATCGCCGGAAGAATCAATGTATTCGTACACTGTTTCAATACCACGGCTAGTTCCTAGTACGGAGGAACCGTTGGTACTGACTTCCTCCCAGCCTTCTCTTGCACCGATACGACCCAGCTTGTCAATAACACAGTTGTCTGCGATAGACGCAAACGAAGGATTACCACCAATAGGTGAATCCTCTGTGTTAAGGCCATAGAATCCCGGCGCTGCTACTGTAATGTTCTGTAATTGTTGAGCCATTATGAATACCAGATAGTTTCTTCGGGGTGTTTGGCTGAGTCATAAGCAATGGCGTCGGACAAAGAGACATCAGCCAGAGCAAACAATTCAGCGGCGCTTGTTCCACCAGTTTCTCCACGCTCCCTAGCACCCAACGCTGTAGCCAGTTGAGTCACCGGCAAAGAGGGAACTGTGAGCTTGTCAGTATCTTCAGTAAAGTCAGCAGTACGTACAGCAGAGTTAAATGTCAAGGTGTACGCCTTGTCTGGGTTAGGATAAATCTCAACAGTGTCATCACCATTAGTGTCTACACCTTTGAAGCAATAGTACTGAGGCTTGCCCGACGATGGAGGAGTTACTAAGTTAGCATTATCCATCCAAGCAGCACCACGGTATTGTACAAAGTTCTTAGAAGTCTCATCAACAACGTTAAAGACCTTCAAGTTAGTGCCTGAGCCTGTCAAAGAATATGTAGTAGTGTCAGCAACAAGAGACACAGGAAGCTCGGTACGTAATGCAGTCCAGTCGTAAGCGTCCTCTACAGTTCTTTTTGCATCATTAACAAACTCTCCTATCAGTTTAGAGTAGCTGTTCTGTGCTACAGTGCTTACCTCCTCCTCGCGGAGCCGACGTAGTACACTGTTTACTATCTGTAAGTATGTCATGTATTAAAACCTTCTTCCTGTAAATAAACGTTGTGGTTGTGCTGAATAAAATTGTTCTAGTATGCCTGTTCTAGGTGCAACAGTAGTTGGTCTTGTTGTCGGTAAAACGGGAGCTGCTTGTAGTACGTCAGGAGCCGCAGTGATTTCTGTTTTAAATTTAAGTAAATCTTTAAACAAAGTATCCGTTGTGCGAGTAGGTGCGCTTAAACCTCGTAAGCCTTGTTCTCCTTGTTCTCCTTGTTCTCCTTGTTCTCCTTGTTCTCCTTGTTCTCCTTGTTCTCCGTCGACACCATCGACACCGTCTAGCCCATCGACACCATCAATACCATCAATACCATCTAGCCCGTCCAGTCCATCGACACCATCTAGTCCGTCAATACCATCTACTGGGGTATCCGCTGGTACGTCCGCTGGAGTATCTACCGGAGTATCTACCGGAGTATCTACCGGTACATCCACTGGTACATCCACTGGTACATCTACAGGTACATCTACAGGTACATCAACTGGTACATCAACTGGTACGTCTACAGGTACATCGACTGGTACATCGACGGGTACATCGACTGGTATATCTGTTGGTACATCCACAGGTACATCCACAGGTACATCCATAGGCACGTCTACTGGTACATCTGTTGGTACATCTGTTGGTACATCTGTTGGCAGGTCAATAGGAGTTATTACTGGGTCATCATCCACAGGTAAAAAATCCTCAAAGATTTCTTCAATGACAGAAGTAGGTTCCCCTTCTGTAATACCTTCAGGCTCTGGCCCACTATACGTATCTCCTACTACATAAGGGTCATCTATTCCTACCGTTTCCTGTCTAGTTTCTCCTGTTTCAATGTGTCGGAAAAGACCACCACCTTCATATACCCAATTATTCTCTTCAGCAACGACAGGTGCTTCGCTTACTTCTTCCATTGCCTCTCGACGAGCTGCTGTTTCCTCTGAAGTTTCTTGTGCCTCTGCTTCTGCTCGGCGTGCTTCTTCCGCTGCTGCCTCGGCTGCTTGGGCTTCTGCTTCTGCTCTGCGTGATTCTTCAGCCTGCCTAAGAACTTCACGATACTCTTCTCTTGCTGCGGCTGCTTCCTCTTCCAGTGCTGCCTCAACGTTTCCTGCCTCTACTTCAAAAGGAGGTATTTCCTCATCAACTATCTCAAGGTCTACGTCCTGTGGATATTCTGCTTCAATAGGAGTAATGCCTGTAATGTCTACCTGCTCGCTTTCTTCTTCGTCGCCTATTGCTTCTATAATAGTTTCAATGACATCAACAGGAGTTAATTCCTCGTCCATGTCTTCAGGAGGGTTTTCTTGATTACCTTGCTCATCTAAAATAGTAGGGTCTGACTCATTAAGATAAACTTTTAAATCTTCAGTATCTAACTGATTAGCTGCATCATTAATTCTCTTACCCATATTTAGTAAGTCAACAGCCGTTAAATTTTCAGGACTAACATTAGTTCCTAACTCAAAAGTATCTACTATTTGTTGTACAGGAACGCCTAAAACAGAGGGTTGTATCTGTATACTTGCCATTGTTGCATCGTACATTTCCTGTGCTTGCTGTGCTGTGGTTATAGTACCGTTGGCTACACCCGCATCAACAGCTATGTCGGCTTGGGCTGCCGCTTCAGCTTGAGACACTCCTCCCAGCTCAACGTTCTTTAGACCCTGCATTGCAATAGATAACCAATCTTCAGTCTTTAGCGTTTCTCCTGAAAGCCCTCTACCTATTGCTATTAAAGCTTCAGACTGTCCACCCGTAGCTAAGGCCAACGTTGTACGGAATACAGGATTAGCTATCATCCCTTCCAAGAAACTAAGGTTAGGCTTAGGTTCCCAATACGTACTATAGCTACCGGGCTGACCCGCTGTAATCCACTTACCCGCACCTTCCGGTTTATCTGCAAAATGAGCAGCGGTTCCTGTTGTAAGATATAAACGTGTACCATCTTCCGTTTCTTGATAAAGCGGTAGGTCATTATCCTCTAAAAATGTAGTAACAATTTCAGACGCCACATTAGCGCCTGTACGATAAGGACTGCTTTCAGAGTAGTAGTCTACGTCTTCTATTTTGTATCCCATTGTTTTATGGTCACGCATTAAAGCTTCTAAATCTAACTCAGGAACATCCTTTCCTATTTCTCTTTTTTGAAGTATGTAACTGTAAGCTTTAGGGTGGTCTCTATTAACAGAGGCGCTGTCCCTGCTGGAACGGTTCATTCTACTTTCATACGTTTCTAAATTTTGTTTATCTCTATCAGATAAAGAAGCGTAAGCACTGTCTAAATTAGCTTGTTGTTTTTCTAAATAAGAAGATTCATACGCAGCTTGCGCTTCGTCTAGTACTTCTGAAAAAGGTCTAAACTCCGCAGGTTGCTCCACAGCAAAGGGGTCAACTTCCTCGTCAAACGAACTAGCAAGGCTGACAACTTCTTCGGCACCCACAGGTTGTACTGTAGGCTGCTGTCTCGCTTCCCATGCTGCTAAGTCTTGTTTGTAAATACTGCTTGTACGACCACCACGGTATCGACTTGGGTCTGGTTTAGGTAGTGCCATTCTTAACCCCTTTAGTTTTCTCTACGGTACGCATAGCACCTAATCCTAACATTCCCATAAGTACAGGCATCATTGTTGACAAATCTATAAGGGGAATGTTGACTGTAGAATCGGCCAAAGCCAACGCAAAATTTGCCATCGGAATAACCAAGAAGTTACTCGCCATTGCAAAACAGCAAGTCCAACCGACAGCTGGGCGCCAACCTGCGACAAATAAGTTCCTATGTCTTGCTTCAGTTTTGTTTACCTCTATCTGTGCCATTGCACTTTCGTGTGCATATTTCTCTGCCATGGTTGCAATCTCATGGGCAATCTTTTGCTTGGTATCAGCATCAGGTATAAACTTGTCAAGTATGCTTGTAACGGGCTGTATTAGAGATTTAAGTATACTCATATTATACACTATTTAGTCTTGTTTGTCAAGTAGTTTTTTACCATGAACCAACATTTGTACTGTGTCTGACTCGTATATTCTAATACCCAACCACACTATGGTGAATATAGAGGCGACCGGAGGTAACCAAGCTGCAAGAGCAAGGATACCTGTTGATGCAGCAGCTACGTCCAAAACTTCTTTTGTTTCTTCCACCATGTTTTTAATCCTTTAAAGACTTGCCAAGTAAATGAAATTAAGGCGCTGTAGGCCAAGTAATGTTAGTTGGGAATCCTTCTTGTCCCGATATGTCACGTAGCTCTGTGCGGTATGTAGCCCAAGAAGCCTTTGTGCTGTCGTCTAAGGGACTGTCAGGCATCTGCGTCCAGTCACACTGGTTCAGTAGCTCATCACGGTCATAACGCACTACTTTAGCTTCTGAGGTTATTTCGTCTGCTGTCTTGTCCCGCA